AAATTATTTTTCTTAACAAATACAATCTTATCTTTTAATCTACTTTCAAGCATATCTGGCTTATGGGAAATAATAAATGTATTTGTTCCATCTTCTAAAGTCAATAATATTTTCATTAAATTATCAACACCATCTTCATCAAGAGATGAATCAAATGTCTCATCAAGAATTAAAAGATTTGTATTAGTTGAATTCTTCATCTTAGCTATTTGACGCCAAGCAAATAATAAACTTAAATCAATTCTCATTTTCTCACCTTCAGAAAAATTATCATATACAAATGTGTCTCTATGTCTTGACTTAATTGTTTCTTGAAAATTTTCATCAAGGTTAAATGCTACAAAGAATTCTAATACTTGAAGGTACTTATTAATAAGAGTATTCATTGCGGGTAAATACTCTTTTATTATTTTAGTTCTTATGCCAGTATCTTTTAACATTTCAGAAGCTACATCATTATATAACAAATCACTTGTAGCACTATTATAAGTTTCTTGTAACTCACCAAGCTTATATGTCATATCCACTAAATCCCTAGTTGGTTTATCCATATCAACTTCATTAACTTGTTTTGACATTAAGTTTGTTAATGTAGTATTATGGGTTGAAAGTTGTGATGCAATATCATTAACCTCTTTCACTTTTGTTCTTACATCATTTAATGTTTCAATAGTAGAATCATATTTAGTTTTATTTGTGTCAATATTTTTTTGAGTTTTTTGAGCTTGATCCTTCACTTCAATAAACATTGCATTTTTTAATTGCTTGTTAATCTCTTGAGTACATGTTGGGCAATCATTATTATTCTCAAAAAATTTAGCTCTCCTTACTAAATCTTGCATATTATGATTACATTTACCCTTTTCTGAAACTAAATCATCTTTAACATCTCTTAAAGAATTTAATTGATTATTAAGATTATCTGGATATTTGTCAAGCTTTTCTTTTAATTCATTTATCTTATCATTAGTTTCTTTTATATCATCATCATAAGATTGTTTTGCTTCTTTATTTATTTCTTCTAATTGGTTCAAATGTTTTTTCTGATAACCAATTTTATCCTTTTGAGCATCCACTGATATCTTAGAACTTTTGGATAATTCCCTTGCTCGAGAATTTCTTTCCCTCAATATAACCTTCATCTTGCTGAATATGTTTATATCTAGAAGGTCCTCGATGACATCACGCCTATCATGAGACTTTAATTGCATAAAAGGGATAAACGAACTAGACCCAAGGACTACTATTTGATGAAAGGATTTATGATTTAATTTAAGAATATTCTGTTCTAAAAACTTTTGATAGTCCCTTACATTTGTTTGTTGGTCTATCATCTTATCATTTTGCCATACCTCAAATTTGTTTGGTTTGATTCCTCGTACAACTTTAAATGTATGACCTACTGTTTCAAATTCTACTGATACTTCACAACCTTTTCCATTAACTGAATTCACTAATCCAATTTTATTAACATTTCTATGTGCTTTACCAAATAAAGCAAAAGATAATGCATCAAGTATTGTGGACTTACCTGACCCATTAGTACCTACAATAAGAGTTGATTTACTCTTATTAAGATTTATTGATATTGGATTATTGCCGGTAGAAAGAAAATTCTTATATGTCAGTTTCTGGAATTGTATCATCAAGTGTCCTCATAAACATTACTTTTAAACCAATAGAATCTACTTGATCTAAAAATATATCACAATCATTATATAGTGCTGCAGCAAAATGACCAGTTTGAAATAAAACATTTGTTTTTACTTCTATTGAATCTATTTCATGTTTTGCAATAGCTTTATTTATAAAATATTCACCAGGACCTGATAGTGTTCCACAGTTTGCATTCCACCATTCGACACCACCAAGTACCATCATTACTAATTCTTTATCTTCATAATAAACACGATAATTTTCTTTATCGAATGCTTCTTCTGGTTGTGGACTAAAATCTGTCCACTCTCTATCATCACCTATAGTTATAAATGGTAACATTAATATTACCATAATAATGATGATTGCCCAATTCAACCGGCAATAATCCAATATTATCCTCTTATTTCCTCTGCGCATTTTTCTTCACATACTGGTGTTTCGATAATAACTGGGTCATTACCTATACCCATTAATCCTCTAGCTTCATTAAATTTTTCTTCAAACATTGCACAACCACTTATAAAAAATATAATTATTACTGCAAAGAGTAAAGTTAACCATGCTAATGTATTTCTGGTTTCTGATTTCATTATTGTATCTCCATATCTAGAGCATCGTTATATAATGAGTTCATTAGTGTCTTAAGTTTATCTTTATTAAGATCTGTGTTTACACCATCTATATAACTTGCCATTAAGTCAGTCGTATTTTCTACATCTTCTATATTAGTAAGAACATTCTCACCTAAGAATTCAGAGAAATTTTCAGCTATTTTTAAATCATGTGTATTAAGCTCTGATATTCGTTCAATAAACTTATCAAACATAAATGGGTTCGACTTATTACCCACTATGACTTTAACGAATTTGTTTATACATGTATTTATATCAAAATCATTATAATCTTGATCTGTATCATCATAATGTATTTTTTCAAATATTGTTATTGGGTTAGCAATTTTTTCTACTTTTTGTGTATCTGTATCTAATATATGAAAATATTTTTGGTCACCAGCATCTGCCCATGTAAATTCCATTTGACATCCAAGGTATCTTATATTAGCTTGTTGTGAACTTGCATGATAATGACCTGACAAAACTAAATCAAAATGCTTAAATGGTTCAACACCCATTCCATTTCCCATTGGTTGTTTAATACCTCTCATCATTTCAAATCCTTGCAATTCTAAATGAGCTAAAAGTATACCTTTATTCTTTTTTACAAACTCCATTGAATGTTTATAATTTTCAGGATTAATCCAAGGGAGTAAATGAATATCCAATCCATCATAATTTAATGTGGAAGGCTTCATTATAATATTAATATTTTTTGTATAATATCCTAAGAGTTCTTTAAGAGAACAAAGTTCATTTGTATTTTTATGAAATACATCATGATTTCCTGGAACTATATCCATGGTCATACCATTTTCACTTAATGGTTCAAGAAAATGTCTACGATTAGCATTTAATGCTTTAAAGTTTACAAATTTTCTATGGTCATAATAATCACCAAGATGTATTATATGCTTAATATTATTTTTTTTACAATAAGGGAAAAAGATTTCATTAAAAAATCTTTCTTGAAAATCTATAAATATTTGTGATGAATTCCTAACACCACAATGTGTGTCATTTAATAATGCTATTTTCATTTTTTAAATATGTTGAGCATGAACAATTCTTGTTTTAAGTTCCTTTGAGGAGAATGGATGTTCACGATTATTATAAAATACTTCTATTTCTAAGTCATCACCAGTAAATTCTTTACCATGATAATCTGCACCAATAAATCTTATATCAGGCATTTTAAGTTTAAGTAAATTAATTAAATCTTCTTCATTTTCGTATGGTATAATTTCATCAACATATTTTACACCCGACAATTGTATATGTCTTTCCATAAGACTTTGAACTGGTGGTTTACCACGCTTAATTGGTGCAGTATTAATACCACATATTAAATAATCACAATGCTTCTTACACTCACGTAACATTTCTATATGGCCAGCGTGTAATAAATCAAAGGGTGAACATGTAAATCCTACTATCATCTTAATTCTTTATTAACTTTAATAACTCTTTCTAATAATTTTAATGGTGACTTTTGATTTCTAGCTGATATAGCAAAGGCTGATGTATCTTTTGGAAGACACATACCACCAAACCCATATTTTAAATCATGACCTGGGACCATCATATGACTTTTTCCAATACGTTTATCAAGACTAATTATTTCTGTAAGTGTATCAAAATCATTATCGGAATATAAATTTCTTAACTCATTAAAAAATACAACCTTAGTTGCAAGGAAACTATTGATAGCATACTTCGCAAAAGCTGCATTTTTCATAGATGTAAATCGTACTTGCTTCATTTTAATATTTGAATTAACAAATATATCATACCAAAAACGAGCATTATTACCACCAAATATAGCAAACTTTTGATGTTTAAATTCTTCTGCTGAATCATTTTCAGTCAAAAATTCTGGATTATATGTTAAAGCACTATCATCTTCAAGTAATTTAATTAATTCTAATGATGTAGTTGATTTTAATAATATAGGTATATCTGGAGCTTCTTTACGTATACACATAATATATTGTTCAACTAAAAAATCATCACATTCACCACCTGGACCTGCAGGTGTGGGCAAACATAATATAATACCATCATAATCTGGATATTTACCTACATCATCAGAGCTTTCATCTAAATCTAAAACATCTATATTATTTTTTCCAATTAAACCATTATATACAGCTTTACCTACAACGCCATAACCAACAAGTAATAAATTCATTTGTTTTTTCCCATGAATAATTCTAATCCTTTTTTCTTTTTTTCTTTTTCTTCCTTAGCAAAGTCTTTAATTGCAGTATCAGTTTCTTTAATTTTACTTATTTTTTCACGAAGTGTATCAAGGAATGATTGGTCAATAGGACTATTTTTATCTATGCTAGAAACAAAATCTTCAATGTTTGCTTGCTCCATAAATTTAAATTTAATATCTGTTTGTTTCTTTTCTTTAACAATTCTACGTATAAAAGCAAAATAAGCTATTTGAGTAAAATAAGAAAATGCATTAGGCTTACCTGTACGGGTAGCTGTGTCTATATTATAATTGTATATAGCTTTTAAACAATTCTCAACACCGTCCATAACCATTTCATCACGATAAGTATATCGTACAAAGTTTGGTTTATGGGAAAGTCCTTCACAAATCTTCATAAAGCATATAGCAATATAATCAGGTACAACTGGATTTTTTTCTCCTTTTGCTTTAGCTTCATTAGATGCAGTTACATAATCAACTACAGCATATGAAAATTCACGATTATTTACATAATGAGGTTTGTCTCTAGGTTTAATTTTTTCAGGCATTTTTATGTCTCAAATTGTACTAATAATATAATTATTATATCATAGTTTATGGTTAATGTAAACAGCTAATATATATAATTTTTTCATATTTATTTTCAATTTGCTGTTTACTTTTGTCCGTTTTTATGATATAATAGAATAGATTGTCGGGGAGACTAGATATAGGATTTAGTGGACTGAAGAATTACCTCTGATAGTTTGAGATATCTGTACTTTTTCTGATTCAA